TTCCTGATAGTTGGGGCTGGTTTGCAATAGCCACAAAATCTTTTCTCTTAATGGGTCGCAAAAGTTCATTGTTTTCTTGACCTCCTTTCGTCAATTCGCTCTCTTGATTTTGTCCGTAAATATTCAATATGCTGACCAAACGGGCTTGCATCTTTTGGGTTCTCCCGTTCATAGGTGTTCATGCCGCCAAGTTCTTTGTACTCTTGTGATTTCAAATCCCTGATTCTTATACCCTCCATCCAACGTTCATCCCTGAATTTATCAAAAAATGAGAGTAGTTTAGCCTGATCCATTGTACCGTACAAGTCCCCATATTGCCCCCTTGTCAGCTTTTGCAGGAAAATCATTAAATCCTCAATGGCTATTTTATCCTCTTTTGCGCTATCCATTATCACTTCGGCACAATCCACTATCTGAATAGCGTTCATGGGTATTTTAAGGTTCAGGGATTCCATAGCAAGCGTTAAAGCCACGGCAATAGAAGTAACCGTTCCCCGCATATCCCTATCAGCCATAGCCGTTATTCTGCGGTCTAATGGGATTTTAATAAGCTCCCAGAAATTTGGCTCACGTTCTGATAGTTTATATTTCTGCAATTCCATGTTTAACCCTACCCTATCCACGGCCAAAGTATCAATTTTACCCTCTTTCGTAATGCCTTGAGCCAAGTATGTCCCTACCGTCTTTTCTTGTTTCTGAAGCTGTTACTTCATCTGCATTAGGACTATTAACATCTACATTTGGTTTACGGTCTTTTCTTGCGTAAATAACCCTTACCCATTTGTGGTGACAATCACCTCCTCCTTTGTAAAGCCAAATTGAATACTCGTTGGCTCCTTCTGCTCCCCATCCCGGATTAACTGGCTTGTTACCCATTGCAATAATATCTTCTTTACGATATATCTTTTGTGCGCCCATCATTTTTTGACAAAACGTTCTTTCAGGACTTTCTGATCCAGTATATTTGTATCTTACTTTATAAATTTCACTATCCTGTGCGCTTTTTGCATTTGGATAAGCAACACCGGTTGTTGCGAGCTGTAAATCAATCTTTGCTTCTTCTTCATAGTCAACATCCCGTTCGTCTATCAATTCCCATTCGTCTGTAATGTCTTCTCCTAAATCAATAAACGAATCTAAATCATTCTTTTTTTTTTCGGCACTTAATGAAACTGTGGTTTCTAATTTTAACGGTATAAAGTACAATTGTAGATTAATATTGTAAAAATTAAGAACCTCTTGGAATGCTTCAGTAATAAAATCTTGTTTCGGTTTAATTACAAACGTATTCAACTGCTCTCTAGCCTCGTTTAATTCGTTGGCATTGTTCCCTAAGCCACCATCTGCCATAATTCCAAACAATTTAGGACTAATCACACGATGTCCAGTCATAATCTGCTGACGGCTCTCGTTTGTTAGGTATTCCCATTGTTGGTGCTGTTTGTCATTAACCGGAAACGGGACAATTGTAATTTCTGCATCCCTTCCCTGAAAATTAATAACGAAATTCATTGCGTTAGGCGATCCGGTAAGTTTAGCTTTTATTTTATTCTCTAAAATGTCTTTTTGTTCAGGCGTTAATGTTCCTCCATCTGGGATATTAATAATATACCCCGCACTTAAGCCTTTTTTGATTGAATTAATGTAAAAATTAGCCAATTCTTCCTCCATATCAGCATACGGCAACGCACTTAAGTAGTCAGGATCAGAAAAATACTCTTTACCCGGGCTGTAAGGAGCTATTTTATATATTTCAATAGCCTCTTTTGACGTGCCAAAAGCAGGATAATAAACAGGCTCGTACTTATTTGGCTTAGAAAAGTCTTTTGAATACCAGTAACCATCAATTTCTCCTTCGTCATTCTCTATTTTAGGGGCTGTATATTGAACCGGAACATGCGCAATTGTCGCTAATTTATTTTTATCCTTCGCTTTTATGACTTGAAAAGCAGCTTCTCCGAACAATTGAAAGTCAGAAACGATCTTTTTTGCTTCTTTCGGGTTTAAAATAGTAAGGAATTTAATCCATGAAGGCAAGTTAATGTTCTTAGAAGCCAATCCTTTACCGTAAATCATGTCAATATACGACTTATTTATAGCTGAATTAGTAGGAGAACCGTTATAACGATCAATAATATACTGATAAAAGCTATTATTTCTGCCATTTAGAACCCAATCTTTGGATTTGTTCTCCTCTAACTTAGGTCTAACATAGTTTGATAGCTGAATTAGCCTTATATCGCTGTTTCCTTTACTCATAATAGTATAATCCGTTAACAGATTTAAAGTTTTGTGTATTTTGTGAAGTAACTTTTATAATATCCCTGTAATAAACGTTAAAAGCGTTGTCACGAACTTTCATTTGGTATCGTTCGTCATTTTTAAACGTAAAATCAAACACCAATGTAGTTAATCCGTTCTGACTTGTTATGATTGGTACTACTGTAGTATTTATTTGAGTTCCTTCATTGTATAAATCCAAAAATAACGAGTCTAAAACACCATATCTTAATATGATTACAATTAAATGTTCTGTGTCGTTTGGATTAACTACTTTCATATTATTAAAACAAAAAAAAGCTTAGTTTGTTTCAGAAGTATTATATTTGTGTAACATAAAAATATAATAAAATGGAAGAAATAGAAAAGGTTTATAATTTAGCATCGAAAGACTGTAATATAAATATAGAAAATCTTGAAATTTGGGTGGATATATGTTTGTATAGTCGGTTAGAAATTAAAGAATATAAAGGTTTGAAAATATATACAAGTGGTCTAATTCCTAAAGGGGCTATAGTTATAGGTAAACTTTATATTTAAAAAATCCCGTAGCAATTAAGTTACGGGATTTTTTATCATTAACCAAAATAATTATTATACTAAAGCTAAAAATGCTGTTACTGTTGCAGCGTCCAATTTAGGAGATAAAGAACCGGTTGTTGAAACTCCTGTTAAAGTATATCCGTTTAATTCGTTTTTAGCACCTCCAGTAGATTGTACAACTGTAAAGTCAATACCGTCATCTATTCCAATTGCATGATAAATTCCATTTCTGTCTTTTACTACAGCCATAGGAAAACTATAAGCCAAAAGATTCATTTGAGCAGAAGTAACCGCATCAATTTTCTTTAAAACAATAGTTGATGTTTGAGTATTTACAGAAGTGCCAGAATTTCTATCTGAAACCAAACTTTCTGAAACGTTGTTCCCATCGCCCTCAAGTTCAAATTCAAATACTTCTAATAATAAAGGATTAATTGCTGTTGCAACTCCATTAAGAATAGTAAAAGGATCTTCTAAAAAGTTAAACAAATATAGTTTGCCTAAACCTCCTAAAGCATTCTTGCACGCCTTTGCTCTGCCAGACGTTAAATCACAAGGTAAAGCCATATGTTTATATTTTAAAGTAACCCCTCTTTCAAGGGGTTGTTATTTACTATGCTGTTGTAGATAAGTACCAGATAATTTCTTCTGAGTTGTAATATTGAACACCTCCTGAATAAACCATTTTACCTCTTACCATTCCTGTCAATAATCCGATTTCGTCCTCGTCAACGATTCTTAACTCGTTAAAGTCTTGCTCTAAACCTGTTCCGAAAACTAAATTTTTAGCTTCAGCAATTACGATAGTATTTGCAGGCAATCCGTTTAATTCAGTAAGTGTGTATTTACCAAATTTAACTTGTTTGTCATCACCTCCAAAACCGTTAGAGATACCAGCAGAAATCAAAGCGAAGTTATAAGCTTGATAAACATCAGGAGAAACACCTACTTGTAAAGTTCTTCTACGTAATGCAATTGGAATAGCTGCTAAAACTTTTTTAAGTTCTGCTATTACGTTTGCTTCTGTGATTGCAGCATTACCAGCAACAATTCCGTTGTTTGCTTTAATTACAGCAGAATCAGCAGCGAATAATTTAATAAAACCGTCCCATTGGTCAGGGTTTACAGAATCTCCTTGCCAGATATTGTAGTCAACATTTTCAGCAGTTTCTCCAAGAACTTCTACTTGAATAGCATCCATAATGTCTCCGGG